TTACGCAGGGGGCAATTTTGATACCACGGTACCGATATCGGTCAGGATACCTTTGGTCTCCTTATAGGGCATCGTATAGCGCTGGTTCAGGTAGCGCATGGATGCGCCGAGCTCGCCGTCCGGACCGCCAAATCGTAAAAAGAGATAGTCCGAAGAATGTTTCGGATTATCTCTTTTTTTATGCGTAATATTGGATTTGGAAGCAATTATTCTTGCGGTCAAAAATGATGCATCGGATGAAACGGCGCAGGGCGTCGTTTTTGTCCGCGTCCGTGACGCCTTCGTCACGCAGTTTTTGGAGGGCGTCCTGGTGCGCGGCGGCGAATGCCGCCGGGGTGACCGCTTCCCCCGGCGCGGGCGCGCTTTCACGAAGGGCGGCGATGCGTCCCTCGATCGCGGCCTTGCGCGCGCGGTATTCCTCCAGGGTATCGACGCCGGCCTCATACGCTTCGCGGATGCGTTCCAGCTTCTGTTCCTCGCGGGCAATCTGCCGGCCGAGGAGCTGGGCGGCGTTGCTGCTTTTCATCCGTTGCCCGTCGGCCGCCATCACGCCAAAGTTGAGAGTCTGGAAATCCTGCTCGATCCGGTCGAATACGGCCTCGGTAATGGCCGCAAGCTGGATGCTGTGCGATTCCGGGCATTGGCCGCGCGCATACCGGTGGCACTGCACCGAGGGGCCGCCCTTCGCCGTGCGGGTCTTGGACGAGAGCACGAGCGTAGACCCGCAGCTCGAGCAGCGCAGCAAGCCCTTGAGGGCGAACATGTGCCCGTCCCGGCGGCCGTGCGGGGCGTATTTACGCTTCTGCTCGTCAAGCAGGTGCTGCACCTCGTCATACAGCCCGCGCGGGATGAGGGGCGCGTGCGTGCCGTCAACGGTGATGGTATCGGGGTTATCCCAGTCGCGCCGCGTGCGGCCGGTCGGCGTCCAGCGCACCTTCCCGATATAAACCGGGTTGCGCAGGATGTACTCCACGGAGCGGTTCTCCAGCGGGTTGCCGAAGCGGGTGCGGATGCCGATCGCGTTCAGCTCGCGGGCGATGGTGACCAGCGGCTTGCCGCCGGCGAAGTCCTCAAAGATTTTACGGACGACCGGCGCGGCATCCGGGTCTTCTGCATATTCGCCGTCCTGCATCCGATATCCCATGGGCGCGTAGGTGTTCGGCTTGCCCTCCTTGGCGCGCTGCGTCATACCGCGGCGCACCTCGCCCGCAAGGTTGATGCTGTAATATTCGTCCATGGCTTCGATCATGGCCTCGATGATGATGGACATGCCCTCGTCGCCGATCGGCTCGCTGACGGACACGACCTCGATGCCCAGCTCGCGCCGGAGCATGGACTTATACAGGATGCTGTCCTCGCGGTTGCGGGCGAAACGGGAGAACTTCCAGAGCAGCACCACGTCGAAGGGGCGGGGCTTGGTCTTGGCAACGCCGATCATGCGCATGAACCCGTCGCGCTTGTTCGTGGACTTGCCGCTGATGCCCTCGTCCACGAAGACATATTCATCCGGGATAACGATGTTGTTCGCCTTGGCGTATTTCCGGATTTCTACGAGCTGCGATTCGGGGGAGTATTCCACCTGGTCGTCGGTCGAGACGCGGATATAAGCCGCGCCGATGCGGATATCGTCAGGGGTGGGGGTGGGTTGCATGGCGTGGCCTCCTTCCGGTGTGAAAATGCCCGCCCAGGTGGGCGGGCGGTTTTTATTATTGGTTCGCACTCGAATACAGTGCGTAGACATAGGGCACGGTTTTGTTTGACCCTAGTACGGTTACATATGTAATAGTTCCCGAATAGGTTCCATAAAATTCGATTTTATCATTTTCAAGTATTTTAGGATCACTTTTTTGCTTTCCAACGTAACTGACATAAATAATGTCTATATCACCAGCGTCAACCAATATAGTATCCCCATCTACTTGTAGTACGGAACCAGATATTTTAATGTTTTTACCCTTATAATCTTCCGGCCTACGTGCGAGTTCCTCATAGGAATAGGTTTCACAGGTTTGTATAAAAGCTTTACGCTTTTCGTTGTATGCTTTTACCCAGTCGGCCGTGGTATTTTCTGACGCTTCTTTGGCGGCATCTCCAACTGACTCTAAAAAGCAATCATTTAAATCCAATGTTCCTTGAAAAGGAACTCCGACCCCCGTCACTACGCCAGAGATTATAACATATTCACCATCGGCACATTGTGCTTTCATTTCAAGTGGGAAGCCGGAAAAAGAAATATTTAATGCTGATTCTCCTGTTTGCCGTTCTAGAAAGGAGAATGTGGAAAAGTAGTCGCTCATGTTGGATATTTGTCCGGCGACACGTACGCGGGTTTTATTATATTTATCTGGATTTTCTGTGATTTCCATATAATCTGTTAATGGCAAGGTGCTTGCAATGCTTTCATTTTTTAACCGCCATTGTTGTGTTTGCTCTTGTACAATTTCTTGAGCCTGATTTCCACTGTTGATGACAGAAGCGTTTCGGAGATAATAAGATGAAGTCCATTCTCCGCTGACTAAAATACAATCATTGACCGCATAAACATCTTTTGCCTTCTTCTGGTATTGATCCGGTAATATATCAACAGCAAAGCTTGATAGGCTGGACTTAGTGCGTTCTTTGAAAACGGCCTTGCCACCAAAATCAAAATCTGAAATCCGCCCGGCTACTTTGATTTTCTGTCCAACGTAGGCATCCGGGTCGTCCAACACGTCGATATAGTCGAGAAGAGTATCGCTTGTTTGGTTTTCCGCCGCTTTATTGTCCTCAGGTGCTGCCGGGGCTGGTTCTACCGTATTAGTTTCTAAATCCGCGCTTTCAGGTGCTTGGGTACAAGCTGTTAAACTGCAAAGGATTGACAAAGCAGCTAGCAGCGCAACGATTCGTTTCATAGATGACCCTCCTCACATACGCATCCATTAATTAAGTTTTATTTAACTGTAGTAACGATTTTTCCGGAAAGTCTATTCCATACAAGTTCAATTGGTATATCACCAGTCATTTTAATATCTAGATATGTTAATCTAAATGAGCTTTTAAACTCAATTCAATGGTTTGATCATCAATAGGCAAGTTTACTGTTTCAGTATGACCGTTTTCGATAGAAAGCCTGATTGAATTATCAATAATTACCTTAATCGGAGGGTTGCCTAAATATACTTGACTCGAACGATCAATTGTAAGCTTAAAGTCGGTATGCACAACAGTACCTGAAACAACGGATGCCCCGCAGGACGAACAGAAGCTGCCATCGTCAGAAATGCTTTCCCCGCATTCCCTAAAAACGTAGTGCAGCAGCCTTTCTGAATAAATATAATGAAGCATCTTTATGTGTACCAGTTTAACATAACAAGGGAGGATTTACCAGAATGATCCCTCAAATTCCCCAGGTCTTAACAAAATTCCATGATGTTATTCGCCTTTGCGTATTTCCGGATTTCTACGAGCTGTGATTCGGGGGAGTATTCCACCTGGTCGTCGGTCGAGACGCGGATATAAGCCGCGCCGATGCGGATGCCGTCAGGGGGGTGCATGGCGTGGCCTTTTTCCGGTGTGAAAATGCCCGCCCGGGTGGGCGGGCGGTTGGTTATGCCAGAATATGCAAAACTACTTGCGTATCTGTAACGTTATATACCCATGTAGCTGTTGTTCCTACAGATACGGCATTTCTTTCCGTAGTAATATCACTAAGGGCGAGCTCATCCTCGATTTTGTCCTGTGTAGTGGTATCGTACTCAAACATCAGTAGCATGCAGGCTAATGTCGCACCAGAAAATTTTTGGGCTTCAGTACTCTCAAGCTTATTTTTTTCAATAATGTACGCAACGTTATATAAATCCCCGGTGCTATCCTGGGTAGAAGTGGAGATTTTAATGCCTGGAATCAAATTATAATACGTGACGGTTGTCGCTGGTAAAGATGCGGTAGCTTCTATTTTTTCGGGATTTGCTTCAGGGGTAAGATTGACAGTAAACCCATATTTAGATTCTGTATCCATTCCGCTGTAAACGGTACTAAGTGTAGATAGAAATGACTCGGCAGATACACCAAACGTAGCAAAATTAGGGTAATTTTGTTTATCATCTCCGGTAGTTGTCCCTTGTGAACTATTCTGGTCGTTGACAGACGGATCTGCAGTGAAGGAATAGCTTAGAATTTCATAGTCCAAAACATAGCCCGCATCAAGAGGGACGGCAAGTACTTTTGAAGCAGAACTGCTGAAAGGCTTACTATTCTCTGCGGTATAGGTTGTCGAATCTAAAATTGTGCCAGAAGCATCTTTGGCAACGATTCGCACTTCGCCAGTGAAGTATTTATCGGTACGATTATAAACATCTACACCTAATTCACGTTTGCTGTGGTCATAAGAATAGACCCCGTAATCGGTGGAAGTAATGCGAATGTATTGCTTTACGTTTGTGTCATTTACCTCAGGTGTGGTGGCAAATGTTTCTGAAAATTTGTAATCGACAATATCATAGCTGAAATTATATTCCGAACTTCTTTCAGCAAGAAATGGCGTAGATGTGTAATCCTTTGGGTTCATATTGTCCAAAAAAACAGTATGTTCACCAATCTGTTTCCCGCTTTGGTCTGTAACGGTTAAGTGGAGTTCAGCGGTTAAATACTGGTCAGAGTTGTTGGTGATACTGGCCGCCACATGCTCGAAATTGTCTAGTGTGGATTGTAAATCTGAAAACCGAACATCAATATTTTTATCAGTAGGCGTTGCTGCCATTGATTCTGAAGAATGATTAGGAATTGTCCCTTCATCGGCTGCAGGCGCCTGCCCACATGCTGCGAGAGATATTAGCAGCGATAGTGCTGCGAGTAATGCCACAAATTTTTTCATAGATATAACCCCCTATGCCTATTCCATTATCAATAGATTTATAAGTATCATTTTAACATAGCAAGGGAGGATTTACCAGGACAATTCCTTATATTCTCCAGGTCTTAACAAAATTCTGTGATGCTGTTCGTCTTTTCGTATTTCCCAATTTCTACGAGCTGCGATTCGGGGGAGTATTCCACCTGGTCGTCGGTCGAGACGCGGATATAGGCCGCGCCGATGCGGATGCCGTCAGGGGTGGGGTGCATGGCGTGGCCTCCTTCCGGTTATTTATAGGGCAAAAGTTTAGCCCTGCCTCTATATTTAAGTTCAAAAGGCTCTAAATATGCTGTACTGGGGTAGTGGCGGAAAATTATAAAAATTAGGGCTTTACAATATGCGCTGTACATGCTATTATATTAAATACAAACAGATGTTCTGTATTTTAAACCGTGCCGCGATCCCGTTAGAGGTGAAGGAAGCGGCAGAAGGGAAAGGCACTAGGCCGCGCAAAACGGGAACGATTGCATAGGAGGATCTGTATGATGAAAAACGGCTGGTATTGCTGCCCAAAGTGTGGGAGGAAGCTGTTCCCGGTTGGAAAAACCACGTATATCCGGGATCTTGCTTACAAGTGCAAACACTGCAAAGAAAATTTCACAGTACAAGTTGAGCCACGAGCCTTTGAGCCAGGAGCCTGAACGCAAGCCGGATTGACCGGCCTGCGCCCAGGCTCTTTTGTTTTGCGGGAAGGGGGGATTACATGAGGGCAGTAAATAGGCAAAGGGGATGCCGCACGGAAAAGGGGGCTGTATGATCTCAAAAAAGGAAATCTGGGAGGCACTGGAGAGGGTGCTTGCTGGACGTTTCCCGGGTATACGAATATACCGGGGCACGCCCCCAGACGGCTTTGACCGGCCTGCACTTGCGCTCCTATCCGGCAAGCGGAAAGCCGTGCTGGGCGGGTGTGAGGATACGGCAGATGTCGTACAGGCGGTTATCATCCAGTGTATTGGGGAAACGGGGGCGGACGGCTTAGACGACACCGCCGACGCTGTGGAAGCGCTATTTTTACACGACGGCCTCCGCGTAGGCGGCCGCGTACTGCCGGTGCGGGATGTGCGCACAGTATGTGCGCCCAATACTGCGGATACCATCCTTGTTACGGTTAAATTACATTATTTAGACGACCGCCCGCCGGCGGCGGAGGTGTTCCCACCAGCGGCGGAGGTCGTCGCAAACATTACTGCGAAGGAGGCACATTGATATGCCGTTACCAACCATCAATATTGCATTCAAGGAAGCCGCGTCCGACGCGATCAAGCGGTCGCAGAAGGGGACTGTGGCGCTTATCCTCAAGGATGCCGCGGCGAGCGGGGCGCTGACGCTGACAAGCGCCGCACAGATCCCGAAGGCGCTGGCCGCGGACAATGCGTCCTACATCGCGCGGGCGTTCCTCGGCCATACGAACGCGCCGCGCCGTGTGCTCGCCTATGTGCTGGGCGCGGACGCCGCGAACCTGGACGACGCGCTGGCCTGGCTCGGCACGCAGACATTCGACTACCTGTGTGCGCCGCCGGACGTAACGGCGGAGCAGGCCGGGGCGGTCAAGGCATGGATTTTGGAACAGCGCGCCGAGCACCGCATTTACAAGGCCGTACTGCCGCACCTGGCCGCGGATACGGAGGCCGTGGTAAACCTGACCACGGACGGGTGCAAGGTCGGCGGTGTGACGCTGGACGCGGCCGCCATGTGTTCCCGCATTGCCGGGCTGATTGCGGGTACGCCGATGGCGAACAGCTGCACCTACGCGCCGCTGCCCGAGCTGGCGGATATCGGGCGGCTGACACAGGCCGCGGGCGACGCAGCGGTCGACAACGGGGAGTTTATCCTGATCCATGACGGCGTGAAGGTCAAGGTCGGCCGCGCGGTGAACAGCCTGAAAACCCTGCCGGCCAGCAAAAGCAAGGTCTATAAAAAGATCAAGATCGTCGAGCTGCTGGACATGATCGACAACGACATCCGCGTAACGGCGGCGGATACCTATATCGGCCGGGGCAACAGCTACCAGAACAAGCTGGTACTGGTAACGGCGATCACGACCTATTTCCAGCAGCTTGAATCCGAAGGGCTGTTACAGCCGGGCAGCACGGTGGACATCGACGTGGAAGCGACGCGCGAATACCTGGTGCAGCAGGGCGTGGACGTTTCCGAGCTGGCCGACCAGCAGATCAAGGAGCACAGCACGGACGACAAGGTATTCCTGACCGCGTCGATCGTGCCGCTGGACGCGATCGAGGACGTTAGCCTCAATATCATGATCTAAAACGGAAAAGCCCCGCCGGGAAGGCGGGGCGGGAATTTGACAAGAACGGCGTCTTTGCTATAATAAAAGCAAGGCGCTGTCATAGACGGCGGTCAGTCATTTCCCCCAGCGCATTTTATGCGGAGGGAGGTGATAGCGGATGTGGAAGAAAATCGCGAGATTTTTGTTATGCACAGTGGTTTTGCTGTACATATTTACCATAAACGCGCGTTGACCGCCCGGCTGGTACCCGAGCGGTCAACTTGATTGACTGAACGTGAGGCTGGCCGCCATATGGCAGCGCCCTTTTGTATTTTTATGATAGCATAGCGCCGCGCCGAAGTCAAGGCGGGGCGCTTTTTCGCGCCCGGGATGATAGGAAGGATAGATATTATGGATTCTGCAAAAAGGGTAATGAGCGGCACGCACGGCCACCTGTGGCTTGAGGGCGAAAAGGTCGGCGAGTGCAGCGCCTTTCAGGCCAAGATGGCGTTTAACAAGGAAGACGTGAGCATGGACGGCGAAATGGCCGTCGACGTCAAGGTGACTTCCACCAAGGGCACCGGCAGCATGACGCTTTACAAGGTGTCCTCCCGTATGGCGCAGTTCATTGGAAGCCGCATCATGGACGGGCAGGATGTGCGCTTCACGCTGATCTCCGAACTGGACGACCCGGACGCCTACGGCGCGGAGCGCGTCTCTATCGGCAACGTGTCCATGGACGACCTGACGCTGGCGGACTGGAAGCGCGCTTCCATCGGCACGGTGGAATGCCCGTTCACATTCACACGCTTCAAGTTCCTAGATGAGGTGGACGCACGATGAGCACCGGGACGCAGCGCAATGCGCTGGAAATCCTGCTCGGGATGGAACCGCCGAAGGCGCGCACGGCGCGCGTGAAGCTGCTGCAGCTTTCCGAAACGGCGGGCGAGGACGTATATTTTGATATCCGGGCGCTAGGCTATGACCGCGTGCGCGAGATACAGCGCATGGAATCCGGCGCGGAAGGCAATTTCCAAGCCGCGGTGATTTTAGCCGGCGTGACGCAGCCGAACCTGAGCGACCCCGAACTGCTGGAAAAGTACGGTGCGCCGACCCCTTATGAGGTGCTGCCGAAATTCCTGTCCGCGGGCGAGATCGAGGAGCTGTGCCGCCGCATCGAATTGCTGTCCGGTTACCGGCAGAACGTGACCGAACTCGTGAAGGACGTTAAAAAAAAGTAACGGCGGACGCGGACGCGCAGCTCATGTACTGGGCGTTTGACCGGCACCACATCCTGCCGTCTGCGTTCGCCGCCCTGCCGGACAGCGACAAGGTGGTTTTGCGGGGCTTTTTTGAACTTTGGCTGGACATGCAAAAGGCATAGGAAAAGACCGGCGCAAGGCCGCCGGGCTGGAATGCAAGGTATCAATGGAAGAGCGATAACATCCAGATTGTGATCAGCAAACAAACGATGAGCATGCCGCCGACAAGCCAGAAGTATACCGTATTGTTTCGGTAACACTGCTTTAATTGTTGCAAAAGGCTCATTAAACCGCCGCCTTTCTATTTTTATTATATCACACTATGCGCCCAGAACAAGGGGGGATGTAATATGCCGGATACAAGCATCGCGATTGCCGCGAAGGATAGCACGGAAGCGCTCCGTGGCATACAGAGGACGGTAGAACCGCTCAATAAGGGGATAGGTGAAGTACAGTCCAAACTGGATGTGCTGAGCCGGACGAAGGTTACGTTGAATATCGGCTTTGGCGCTGCTCAAAAAGAGCTCGCCGGTATGCGGCAAGCATTTTCAGAAGTGAAAACAAGCGCAGGCAATTTGCAAAACACGAACCTATCTGTGGATCACCTGACGGGGGCGTTAGGATCGGTCGGTAGCACGGCGCGTGTGGCAAGGTCGGAGCTGAAAGATACGCTTGGGATGTTTTCCAAAGCTACGGCGCAAATTGGCACGGGTCCTAGGGACACTTTAGCTGGGCTCGGCAAACGGATGCGTGACGCAGGTGCGCTCGATTGGATCGAACAGGCTGGGCTACAGGCGGCTGACCTCCATCTGAAAAGCGCGCTTGGACAGGCAGACGCCGCGCCCGTATCCGGCGCGATGTCCGGAGCACTTTCCGGTGCGGCGATGGGGACGGCAATCGGCGGCCCGGGAGTTGGGACGTTGGTAGGCGCGGTGGCGGGCGGCCTGCTCGGGGCTGCGCAGGGCGCTATGCAAGAGAACCAAGCAAAGGATGATGCGTTTAAAGCGTATGTGAAGGAACAGGCGGAAGCGCGGTTTGCCGAACGGGACGAAATGGTGGTATCCGGCTCAGCAGAAGCGGCGCAGCGTGAAGACGACCGCATTATCTTTTCCCAAATGCTTGGGGAAGAAGCAGCAGGCAGTTTCCAGCGCGGGCTGGAAGACAGGGCGAAGGCCGGCGCGGTACAGTATGGCGAATTAGCGGCAATCAGTAAATCGATGCGCGGTTACGACTACGATGAGCGCGGGCTTTTAAGTACATTGGATGCAGTAAGTAGCGCCGGGCTAGCGCTAGGGATGGATACAGGGCAAATGGCCGGCATCGCCCAGGCGCTCGGCAGCATAAAAAACATGGGCACCGTGACAGATGCCGCGCTGGCGGGACTTCATGCCTATGGCATCGATGCATATGGGATTCTCGCTGCGGCGCGCGGCACGAGCCGGGAAGCGCTGAAGGGACAGTCAGCCAGAGGGGAGCTGGGCGGCAGCGCTACGGCAGCCGATCTCATAACCGGGATAGACGCTGCTTACAGCCCGGCGGCACAGGCAAGGTCGCAAAGCTTTTCCGGGTTGTCTGCACGCCTTGCCAGCCTAGAGCGGGAACAGCAGAATGCGGCGGGCGAGGGATTCAACGAATTACGGTCGGCCGGCCTTGAAAAACAAATCGAATGGTACGGCGGCGAAGGCGGCATAAAAATGGAAGAGGTCAACCGGGCGATGGGGGCATTCGCCGCCAGCCAGGAAAACGACCGGGAAGGCCGGATCCGCGGCGCAATGGACGTCATGATGGCGTCCGATGAGTTTGTTGAAGCCCAGAAGACGGCGAACAACCCGGAAGCTTCTACAGAGGAACAGCAGGCCGCGTGGGCAAAGATGGGCGAAGTGCTTGCACGCGCCAAAACAATGGGCATTAATCAGTATAACGCCTCCGAAGGGGCGCAGCTCATGAGGCAAAGCGAGGAGGCACTGATTGGGGAAATCCGTGAGGATGCGTCGGCGGACCAAGCGTATTGGGATGCGGGTTATGCACGCAGCCAGAACTACTCCAAAGGGCTGGCGGCGGGGATGCTTGATGCGAATATCCGGGCGCTTGCAAACGGTGCGGTGGAAACGCTTGACCCCAAAACGGCATATTATCAGTACGGCATAACGCCAACCGGCCACGCCGCCGGGCTCCCGCGCGTGCCGTATGACAATTACCCGGCGCTGCTGCACCAGGGCGAGCGCGTGCTCACCGCCCGCGAGGCACGGCAGCAGGACGCGGGCGGCGCGGGAAGCGTGGTCGTCAATGTCAGCGGCCTTACCGTGCGCGAGGAGGCCGACATCGGCAAGGTCGCGCAGGAACTGGCACGGCTCATTACGCTGGGCAAGGCCGCCCGCGCGCCGCAGTAAGGGAGGGGCCTGCCATGCTACGCAAATACATATTCAAAAACAACGTGACCGGGCAGGAGGTCGTCCTCCCGGTGACGCCGGGTAGCTTCCAGATTGACCGCGGCGTGCCGGTCGAGACCGTAGACCTGCACGGTTTCGGCGAATACGCGATGGCGGGCGCAGGGATGCAGCTTTTTTCCGAAACGCTGGAGTTTATGCTGCCGCGGCATGATTACCCGTTCAATCAGCCGGGCACAAACCTTGACCCGTACTATTACATCGAGTTTTTCCAGCTCACGTCCGACCGCCGGCAGACCTGCCGCTTTGTCATCTCGGACACGCCGACCATCTGCGACGTGCTGCTCGAAAACCTGCAATACGGCGAGCGGGACGGCACGAACGACGTGTACTGCGTGCTGACCATGCACCGCTGGCGGCCGCTCGGCGCGGTGCGCACCGTGGGGGCGGCGGCAGGNGCGAACCTGTACCCCAAACTCGCGGCGTTCAACGGCATTGCGAACCCCAACATGATTTACGATGGGCACACGCTCAAAATCCCGCCAAAGGACAAACTCTGACAGCCAAAGGAGGTGGCGGCCATGCAGCTAAAACTGCTGCTGACAAACACGGACGGCACGCAGGATGTGACAGCGCTCATTTCCTCTGTGACGCTGTCCGGCGATTACCGGCAGTGCTGCCGGACGCTGGAAGCCGAGGTGCTAGTCTCCCCCTATGACAAGGCGCTCCCGTCCGTCTATTTCCCGCTGGGCGGCACGGTGCAGCTTTCGGCGGACGGGGCGCTGCTGTTCTATGGGCACGTGGTATCCAAGAGCAAGGCCACGGACGCCCCGACCATGACCGTGACCTGCTTTGACCGTGGGTTTTACCTCAAACAGAATTACGGAACGTATAATTTTAAATCACAAACACCAGAAGCAATCACGCGGCGCGTGTGCCGGGACTTCGGTATCGCTTGCGGCGCGCTTGCGGCGACCGGGCAGGTGATCAGCCGGAAGTTTTCCGGCGTGGCGCTGTACAGCATCATCGACACGGCGTACACGCTGGCCAGTGAACAGACGGGCAAACGCTACCTGACGCGGTTCGCGGGGCCTGCGCTGACCGTGATTGAAAAGGTAGCGGCGCCGTCGCGCGGGGTGATCGAGCCGGGCACAGGGCTGATGACCGCGGCCTATTCCGAGAGCATCGAGCACATGGTGAACCGCGTTTCGATCTATGACAGTGACGACAAGTTCCTGCGCTCTTTATCAGACGACGACGCGGTGAAGCTGTACGGCCTGATGCGCAGCGTGATCCGGCAGGGCAAGGACGAGGACGCGGCGGGGAAGGCGAAAAAGATGCTGGAGGATGGCGGCGTGGAGCGCCGGGTGACGGTCAACACCCTCGGCGACCCGTCCTATATCACGGGCGACGCGGTGCAGCTCCTCGAGCCGTTCACCGGGCAGATCGGCCTGTTCTGGATCGATACGGACAAGCACATCTGGCGCAAGGGCATCTACACAAACGAACTGACGCTGAATTTCCGCAATATGATGTGGGAGGGCGAAGCGGGGACGGATAAATGAACGATGGGAACCCGGTACAGGCGCTGCTGGACGTGCTGGGGCGTCCGGATGGCGGCGGCGCGGCGCCCGCGCCGCTGACGGCGGTGGTGGTGACCGTCCGGCCGACATCCAGCGCAAAGGTGGGGAAGCTGCTGACGGCAAGCCTGGGCGACCTGCCGCTGGACGCGGAGGATATCGAATTTTTGCAGCACACACGCGGGGATGTGAAGGTCGGCGAGCGGCTGCTCGTCCTGCCCATAGACGGCGGGCAGCGGTATTGCTGCATTGGGAGGTTTTTGGACGATGGCTGAGACAATTTTCCCCTATTTGCAGCCGGAAGCAGTCGCGGAGGCCGATGCGCTGCCGCTGCTGCGCGAAATCAAGTGGGACTTTACGGCAGACCGGCCGGTATTTGAAAACGGCGAGCCGGTCTGGGTGGAGCGCGAGGCGGCGGTCGCCGTGTGGGCGTGGAACGCGCTGCATACGCCGCGCTGGCGCTATGAAATCCACACGCCGGGATACGGCTCGGACGTGGAAAACCTGGCGGGTTCGGGCTGGTCGGAAGAGCTGAAACAGGCCGAGGCGCGGCAGTATGTGACCGAATGCCTGCTCGCAAGCCCCTATATCACGGCGGTGAACGACCTGACGGCTTCCTTTGTGGGCGGCCGGCTGACGGCAAGCTTCGCGATAGACAGCATTTACGGCCCTGTGCGCATGGAGGTGTGACGATGTACGAGGACAGGACACAGGAGAATATCCAGGCGGAAATCCTCACCCGCATGGGCGGGGACGCGCCGGTGCAGGAAGGCTCCTTTTACGACCTGGTGACCCGTGGCGTGGCCTACGCCATCGCGCGGTGCTACGGGATGTACGGCAAGCTGCTGGGCGTCGCGTTCCCCACAGCGGAGAGCGGCGAGGCGGTGGCCTGGCGCGCCGCGGATTACGGCATCACGCGCAAGGAAGGGCAGCGGGCGCAGGCGGTGCTGGCGCTCACGGGCACGGCAGGGGCGCAAATCCCGGCGGGCACGGCCTGCGTGACCCTGTCCGGCCTGGAGTTCGACACGCTTGACGCTGTGACATTGGACGCCGACGGCGCGGCGCAGGCCGCGGCACAAGCCGCGGGGGTAGGGGCGCAGTACAATGTGCCCGCGGGCGCAATCTGCCGCCTGCTGACGAACGTGCAAGGGCTGGCGACGGTGGCGAACCCGGCCGCGGCGGAAGGCGGGATGGACGCGGAAAGCGACGCATCCCTGTTTGCCCGGCTGGACGCCTTCCGCAAGCGCCCCGCGACCTCCGGCAACCTGGCGCAATACGAACAGTGGGCGCGCGAGGTACCCGGCGTGGGGGACGCGCACGCGATCGACATTTGGGACGGTCCAGGCACGGTCAAGGTCGTGCTGGTGGACATGGAGCTGCTGCCCGTGACCGAGGAGGTGCGCGCGGCCTGCGCGGCTTATCTGGAAACGGCGCGCCCGGCGGGCGGGGTCGCTGTCACGGTCGAAGGCGCGGAGCGCGTCACGATTGACGTTTCCGTACAGGTGACGCTGGACACCTCGACGACGCTGGGGGAGGTCAAGGCGGCGCTGGAGGACGGGCTGCGCGCCTATTTGCGGACGCTGACCTTCCGCGCGACGCAGCTGATCTATAACCGGGTGGCCTACCTACTGCTGGGGCTTCCGGGCGTGGCCGATTTCACCGGGCTGACGGTGTGCGGCGGCACGGCAAACATCCCCCTGGGCGCGACGCAGGTGCCGGTGCTGGGGACAGTGGAGGTGACGGCGCATGCTCCGTGACCTGATCCCCGCACGGTACTACAATAGCCCGGAGCTGGCGGCGCTGTGGGACGCCATCGACCCGGCGCTGGAGGCGCTGCAGGACGCGGCCTACGACCTGATGGATCAGCTGAACGCCGGGACGGCCACCTGGGGGCTGACGCTTTGGGAGCGCGACTACGGCCTGACGCCGGACGTTTCCGAGACCTACGCGGAGCGCCGGTCGCGGGTGCGCAGCCATATGCGCGGCGCGGGCACGACGACGGTCGAGATGCTGCAGGGGCTGACGGCGGCCTACTCAGGCGGCGAGACGGCGGTCGACGACCTGGAAAAGCTGTTCACGCTGGTGGTCACGTTTATCGGGACGGTGGGCGTGCCGAGCAACATGGACGACCTTAAGGCGGCGGTTGCGGCGGCGCGGCCGGCGCACATGACAGTCGAATACATCATCCGGTATAACCTATGGCGCGAGGTGGCGCAGGTTACTTGGGGAAGCCTGGCTGGGCGTACCTGGCACGACGTAAAGGAGGCGGCATTATAAATGCAGGAGACGGGACGTTATAAACTGAAAAAGCCGGACCCGAGCGATTATGCGGACATCGGCGCGCTGAACGGCAACGCGGACGCCATAGACGGGGCGCTCGCCGGGCTTGAGGATGCCAAAGCCGACAAAACCCTTGTGAACGTGACCAACGAGGACTTTAAGGCGAAAGCGGACGCCGCGGGCGCGGGCGGGGTTCCGCCGGAGATGGCGGCGCGGCTGGTGTACAGCGGACCCGCAGTGCCCGGTACGCCTATCGTGATCCCGCAGGACGCGGACACGCTGGAGCACAAGACCCTGGCGCAAATCCTGACGGACACGGCGCTCACGGGCAGCCCGACAGCGCCCACGCCCGCGCAGGGAGACAGCTCCGCGCTGATTGCCACGACGGCGTTTGTGTCCGCGGCGATCATCCGGCTGATCGGTTCCGCACCGGGCGCGCTGGATACGCTGGAAGAGCTGGCGGCGGCGCTTGGCAATGACGCAAACTTCGCCACGACGGTGACGAACCTGATCGCGGGGAAAGCCGCGCAGGCCGACCTTACGGCGCATATCGCGGACGCGGTCAAGCACATTACGGCGGCGGAGCGGGCGGCGTGGAACAATGTGCCGAAATCTGGCTCATATGTAGGGACGCAGACAGGTAGCGGTTCCGAGTCGTATACTTTTCGGCTTAATATTGGATTTAAGCCAAGTCTGCTTACAATTACATGTTTGACAGCCGGTTATTCCCCGCAAGAATGGCGCATTGACGGTGCGACCGGTAGAGTATTTTGCGCAAGATACTCTACCGCATCTATCGGCATAGAAAATTATGATGCCCAAATTGACAGCAGAGGCGTTACATTTACTAGTTCAAATCCCAATCATATACCAGATTTACTTGATAGAAAGTACGTTTACATTGCATTTAAGTGAGGTGACGCAGCATGCCAATCACAGGACAAATACACCTGGTCTATGACGCGGAAGGCAATGCGTTCTTCCCGCAGACGGTAGACGGGGCGGTAACCGTCGGCGATACCACGCTGGCCGCAAAGGCACAGGGGTGGGACGCGGAGAAGCCCGCGCGTGAAGCGGCAGACGCGGCGCTGGGGGAACGGGTTGATGGGGCATCCAAAATACTGTTTAAGGATTTCTACACAGGACAAGGGATTGCACGTAATCCTGCCCCTGCGCTCAGTGAGGCAAGAAAGCAATCCGCGGCAGTAACCATAGGGAATCATGCTCTGTTTGCTGGCGGACGGAATAGCGGGGCGCTTGACGTCGTTGATGTGTTCAATGATAAACTGCAGCGTACAACAAAAACACAACTGAGCCAGCCGTTATACGGTTCTGCGGCGGCTACGGTGGGGGAATACACAATTATTGGGGGCGGAGTTCCGAGCGATGAGACAGCTGTAAGTGTTGTTAATGCCTTTAATTCTAGCCTTGTGCGCAGCATTCCAACCGGATTAAGTGTATCGAAACGCCAACTTGCAGCGACAACGGTTGGTGGGTTTGTATTATTTGGTGGTGGATCATCTGCTACTAATGCGACATTCTTCGATACGATAGATGTTTATAATGCAAACCTAACACACACAAATCCTGTTTTGTTAAGTCACGGACGCAATCGTTTAGCTGCGACGACTGCCGGCGACTATGCTTTATTTGGCGGTGGCTCCGGGAATACATCCGGCCATCCGGAATACAACTTCGTTGATGCGTATAACGCTTCGCTTGTCCGTACGCTTCCCGCACCAACTTCCCCCAATTCCTATGGATTTCCTGCGGCTACGGCGGGAAGTAATGCTATATTTCTTACAACAAACTGGGTAGACGTATACACATCCACTTTAGTTCACTCTGTACTTTCGATAAAACGCATGGTTGGTGAAGGGGCTGCAGCAACATCTATTGCAGACTGTGCGGTATTTGCGGGAGGGGGGCCAAATGCTCCTGGGCAAGACACCGTGCAAGCAATTGATAGTAATTTGCGGAGCGTATACGCGATTCCATTAAGCTCATCACGTGCATATCCAGCGGCGACTGCTATCGGCGTATATGCTATCTTTGCGGGAGGCTCTGGTGAGACCAATACTGAAACTGTAGATACGGTAGATGCTCTCAATTATGATGTTTTTACAAATTTCACAATTCCGGGCTTTACTAAATACAAGTTTGACGGTTTTCACGCAGAAGAAAAACTTGCAATTGATGCACAGGAATGGTATAGCCCTGGCAGGATAACAGGTTATATATGCACGGGTGGGTTTACGCTGACAGGACTTTAATAAGGAGGAATTTTAAATGGTCAAGCTTGAAAAATACGTAGGGGACAAGACTTATATGTTCCCAAATGGCGCACTGGCGGATAAGGATGCAATGCTGCGGGATTTCCCCACGGTGCTGACCTTTCCCCACGTTATCCATACAGACGAGGGCGGGGAGGTGTGCTTTGGCGTTTACAACCTGTCTGCCATGTGCGCGCAGCACAGCATCGACCGTACGCTTCCGGAGGCGGATAGGATTGCGGCGCTTGAGGATGCCATGAATGCGCCTTTGCCAGAACCCGCGCCGTCTGCAGAGGAGCGCATCGCGGCAGCGCTGGAATATCAGAACCTTGTGAATATGTAAGGGAGGGATACGGTATGACTTTCGAAACCATCAAAAGTAATTACGACCGCAAGCTGTGGAACGCAAAAATGGTTGCTATGGCGGTGACAAAGGGCGTGATTACTGCGGCGCAGTACCAGCAGATCACCGGCCAGGAATACCAGTAACGGCGGCCACGCAGGCCGAACCTGCGTAACAATATAACGGACAGGGCTAACGCCCGGAAAGGACAAGACCATGGAAAACTACTACATTGGCCACATCGCGGAGATCACGAAGATTGCGAACGAGAACGGCAAGGACTGGGGCGTAGCGGTCAGCATGTTTGACGCCAAGTACGGCACGCCGGAGGGCTGCGAGGAGCAGCGCCGGACTGTATAAGTGAAAATAGACATGCGAAAGCCCCTCTGGCCTGATGGCTGGAGGGGCTGTTTGCATATTACGTGAGCTGTATTACTGAACAAGACGGAGGATAGGGTGTTGCCGATCATAGCCGTCAAAAACCCCATCGGGTAAATTACAGGCCAAGTTCCGAATTATTATGAACTTATTTTACAGTATTTGAGCGATTTTGTCACCCTGGCAATAAATACGGAAGCACAACCTAGAAAATACCATTACTCCGGACAGGGGCTTTTCATTTCCCTGTCTCCACAAACCATGTCCCGTTCTCCCGCCGCCAGATAGCTTTTGTCCTACCTCAAGGGCGACGGCCACGGGCAGCTCAACCTGGAGCATTACATGTTGCGTGGGCTGGTGATCAACTGGCGCGCCGGGCTGTATAAGTGAAAATGGATATGGGAATGCCCCTCGGACTGTAGTGGTCTGAGGGGCTTGTTTTATATGTGTTACTCAGCCTGAATGGCTGGCCGTTGCCGCTATCCCTGATAAATGATACAATATAAAATAGTTTAGGGGGGCTGCTTGTGGATATCATGACGCCTAGCCAGCGGAGTAAGGCAATGAGCCATATAAAGGGCAAGGATACCAGTATTGAGATTATCCTAAGGAAAGCGCTATGGCGCCGGGGGATACGGTACCGCAAAAATTATAAGGCACTCCCGGGAACCCCGGATATTGCAATCACCAAGTATAAAATTGCGGTATTCTGTGACAGCGAGTTTTTCCATGGCTACCATTGGGATATCAAAAAAGGTAAATTGGGGAACAACCGGGAGTATTGGATACGTAAAATTGAACGCAATATTGCCCGGGATAACCAGAACGATTTGAAGCTCATTGCACTGGGCTGGCTCCCCGTCCATTTCTGGGGGCAGGATATTATAAAACGGACATCCGATTGTGTAGAAGCGATAGAAGACCTGATCTTTGAGCAAAAGGTATATCAGGAGGATGGCCCCGCGGGATGCTTATGAAAAGCCTGCATATGTACCAAACCCGAGCATGTAAACCGCCATGGCGATAGAAAGGTCTTCTGCCGTTTGCCGCTGGCTGTCAGCAATGGATTTTAGTTCCTCAAGGACTGTATCCTGCGGGATTGCCAGCCCTTCCGTATGGTCCACGACCTCCTGGATAACTCCTGGGAGGACCATGCACATCTGGTGGAATGCATCTTTTTGCCCGGTTACCAGTTCATAGAATTTATCTATGCTTACCCGCCGGATAAGCCGGTGCCCGACCTTATTGCCGTCTACGGTTGTCTGCCAGACTATATTTTGGGAACGCTGCGCAATCGCTTCTACCAACAGGCAGGCGCAATCGTCATCTTTGAGTATCTGGTTCTGCATCTTCATCATCGTTTTGCCGGCGGAGGCAGAGTTCATGGTGTTATGCTTGTTTTTCATCTCTACATAGGCCTTGCTGACGATGCAGTTTGGCGCCAATAAGATCCCATCCGGGTTTTCATAAATGACATCCCAGCCGCCCTCATGCCCATTATCGGGGACGCTGCAATGGTCGATGTACTGGAAGATGCGCTGATGGAAATAGCCGATGCTGTTGTTATTGGATTTATCCCGCTGCCGGAAAATCTCATTGCTGATGATTTCATCCCAGGTCGACCGGTAAACGGTCTTATCAAATATCAGTTTAATCGGGTCTACAAGGTTCCGGTTAAACCGTTTTAAATCGAATGATTCCAGTTTCTCGCCATACTTCTGGATCGTTTCCTGCACATGCCGTTTAAAATCCGCTTTTTTAATAAAGCTCAATCCCCATTGTTGCATCCTAGGCACTCCAATCCTTTTTTTATGCATTTGCCTATTTCATATGCCAAGTTGACCGGGACCGCGTTGCCCACCTGCTTATACTGCTGCCCCACGCTGCCGCAAAACGCCCAGTCATCTGGGAAGCCCTGGCATCTTGCGTTTTCCCTTACGGTAAACGGGCGGGGCTCCAACGGGTGGCAACGGTCGGTCTGCTTTTGGCTGGGCGAGGTCAGTACGGCCAGGGATGGTTCGTCCAGGCTCAGCCGCCTTAAGATGCCTGTCCTGCCGCCGCCCATATACCAGCAGCTTTTCATATATGCCTTCGCGACGTCTTCCGGGATATCCCGCCAATACCCGCCAGGCGGCACCATGGCGAATATCTTGCGCTTGTGCTCGGAATATTCTGTGCCGGCACTTGCCGGGCAGTCAAGCAGGATATCGCGCAGCACTGGCTTATATTTATGCGGTGCCGGGAACTCAAAATGGATTTTGCCCACCAGGTCGTTGCGTATGCCGACGGTGATGAGCCGTTCGCGCTTTTGCGCCACGCCATAATCCCAGGCGTTGAGGACCTTCCGTTGCCCGTCCCCGATCGTATAGCCGGCCTGCTCGAAAATGTTCAGGATGGTCTTATACGTCCGCCCCTTATCGTGGGTGAGCAGCCCGCGCACGTTTTCAAACAGGAACATCTTGGGCTGCAGCTTTTGCAAAAACAAGGCGTAATGATAAAATAGTGTGCCGCGTGCATCCTCCAGCCCCAGGCGCTTGCCGGCATAGGAAAAGGCCTGGCACGGGGCGCCGCCGGACAGCAGGTCTAATTCGCCTTTTTTCACGCCGAAATATTCTTCCAGGTCTAAACAGGAAATGTCTGCAATATCGCTGTGTATGACCCGCCATTGCGGCCGGTTGCACCTTAGGGTGTCCACGGCGTTTTTGTCAAACTCAATTAGGCCGATCGTATCAAACCCCGCCTGCTCTATCCCTAAAGCCAGGCCGCCCGCCCCGGCGAACAGCTCGATGGTTTGCAAGGGCTTGGCAGTGTTCTCAGGTGCGTCCGTGATTTCCATAACATCCCCTATATTGCAGGTAAGCGCCTGGCAAATTTTCTCCATGCTCTCCATGGATACCGTTTCATTCTTACCCATCCGTGCAAGTACATTGAAGCTGATCCCCGCACATTCTTTAAGTTCCGTTTTATTCATCCCTTTATCAATCAGCAGCTTCCATAGTTTATTATAGCTTACCGCCATTTCCTCTCCATCCTAAAAAATATAAATTTGGGTCATCTGATTATAGCATATTTCGGCATTATTTTTCAACTCATCTCACGATTGTGTGAGAAATGCTTTACCGTGTTTTTCAGGCAGCCGGCATCACATGCCCGGCGCCCTACGCGGACACAAAGCCCCCCAGGATTTGTACCATGGGGGGCTTTTGCGTTGTGTTTTAGTTGCCGCTGTCGAGCAGCTTTTCAAAATCCGCCTGCGGGAGCGGGCGGTAGAAGACATAGCCCTGCACATAATCGCAACCGATTTGTTTTAAGTAGTTTACCTGGTCCGGGTGTTCGATGCCCTCGGCGACCGTGCGGATGCCGAATTTATGCACCATATCAATGATGCCCGCGACGATAACGTTATCGCGCTTGCAATCCCCGCTGTCGGTGAAGAACAGGCTATCGATCTTCAATACGTCGACGGGCAGCTGCTTGAGCAGGCTCAGCGAGGAATAGCCCTTGCCAAAATCGTCAATGGCGCAGGCGAAGCCGGCGGCTTTTAGCGCCTGGATCGTGGACAGCAGGACTTCCGTGTTCTCAAATGCGATGGATTCTGTAAACTCAAGTTCCAGCAGTTCGGGCGGGATGTGGTATTTGTCCCGGATTTCCACATACCGGTCGACAAACCCCACATCGTAGAATTGCAGGCGGGACACATTGACCGAAACCGGCAGCACCGGCAGTTTGGCATCAAGCCGGCTGCGCAGCCAGCGGCAGACATCGTCCATGACATAGCGGTCAAGCCGGTCAATCATAAGCTTCTGTTCAAATACCGGGATAAAACGGTCGGGCGGGATGATTGCGCCGTCATCCGATCGCCAGCGCACAAGCGCCTCGGCGCTGGCCGCCCGGCCGGTTTCAAGTTTGACCTTGGGCTGGTAATAAACCGTGAACTCCCTGCGGTCAAGCGCATCGTACATGCGGCGCTCGATGCTTTTCTGCTCCCAAAGGCGGTGGCGGATGCTGTCGTCATAGAACACGTAATTTTGCCGGCTCCCAGTTTTTACGGTCTTGCGCGCGAAATTCGCACGGTCTAAATAGCCGCCGATTTCAAGGCTTTCGATCACGTCCTCGATGCAGCAAATCCCGCAGCAGGTTGTAAGCGACTGCCGGTCGTGCGAGCGGCTCATAAATTCCGTGATCTTCTCGTCCGTACTGCGCTGGCGCAGCACAAGCTCTTTCCGGTCTTCATACCGGAGCAGCAGCACGAAGTTATCCGCCGATACGCGGCCAGCCAGTTCATGCTTTGACAGGCCGTCGCGCAGCAGTGCGCCGTAGTGCGACAAAATACTGTCGCCGTAATCGTAGCCGAATACGTCGTTTATATACTTGAAGTCCGAGAAATCGGTGTGAAGCACAGCGAATTTGTACTCGGGATGGCTATTGATCAGGCGCTGCGCCTGCTCCTTGAACGCCTTGATCTGATACACGCCGGTAAGGGGGTCGCGCTGCGTAAGGTCGTTGAGCTTTTGGTTCGTATCCTCAAGCCGCAATATTTTGCGAGACGCAGCCCAGAAGATAAACGCCCATGTCAGCAGCATCACGGCCAGCATAACGAGGCAGAAAAGCAGGAGCATGTGGTTTTGATGCACGGTGTATGCTTCGGCGCAGAACACCGTGTTATTCGCCTGCATAAAATAAGCCTCGCTGAGCATCACAAGCGGCGCTGAGTCTTCTGTATTTTCGCGGTATGCCGCGATGTGCCCCTTGAGGTTGTCCCACATTTGTGTCAGGTCGTGAAGGTCTTCTTGGTAGTTTGCATCATTTGGGCAAGGCAGGCCAAATTCGCCCGCTGTGCCGTTTAATTCGTCCAGGATGGAATCCAGATAAATAATCAGCTCATCGTTTGGCTGCCCGACCAGTTCAAGCTTGACGAGCCGCTGTGTTGCGCCGCGCACAATGCCCACATAGTTGATCAGGCGGCCATAATCTTGCGCCTGGGTGATTGCATGTACGGTCACCCCGCCCAAAAGCAACAAGGACAGAAATAAAAATGCCAGGCTACTCTTGAGCCACCGTTTCATGTAACCCCCTCCAATATTGTATACTATTTTCATTGTAACCCAATGGTTGCCAAGAAGCAAGCGGAATAATCGCTGGAGGGCGGCGGTGTGCTGCATATCGATAAAGTTGCCGCCCCAACCGTTGTGAAACGGTGAGACTGTCATTTTTTACAGGTTGCATTTTACGAACGGATGTATCATAATATGAATAAACAAAACGGTTGTTCGGAGGTGCGAAGGCATGCGCAAAGCCTATGTTGATGTGCTTGTATCCATGCGGTCGGATGGGACAATCCTGCCCCGGGTGGTCAAATGGGAGGACGGCACCCGGTATGAGGTGGACGGGATCTTGGACGTCCGCCGGGCGGCGTCCATCGAGGCCGGCGGGTGCGGCATCCGCTATATCGTACAAATCCGCGGCCGCCCGAGATATTTGTTCCTGGAGGAAAACCGGTGGTTTGTGGAAGCGAAACGGTAAGGGGGAAAGAGATTTTATTTTACGCTTAAGAGCACTAGAAAAAAAGTGCATAACGTGCTATCATATAGCTTTATGGGAGGGAACGACATGTCCATTACATACGATAAATTGTTTATGCTGCTCCGGGAGCGCGGTATTTCCACCTATCAACTGCGCAAGGACAAGGTGCTCGGCACGGCTACCGTAGGCAAGATGCAGAACCGTATCGGCGATATCGATACGCGTTCTATTGAAAGCCTGTGTGCGTATTTGGACTGCCAGCCGGGCGACATCATGGAATTTGTGAAAGAAGACCTAAATAAATAAAAGCAGACAACAAGGGGGGAGGCAGAAACATGTTCTATATCTGCCTGGACATCGACGGGGTAAAGAAATATCTATACAATTGGCGCGTGGCGGTTTACCTGCCCGACTACGCCCGGACATTTCCCACAAGGTTTGCCGCGCAGCGCTATATGAAGGACAAGCAGGTGGCGCGGGAACATGCCTGGTGGGTCGTGAAGATGGAATGAAAGTATGGGTCAGTAAAAAGCGGGGAAACCGGGGATATGGATGCAGTTCGACAGCACCAAACCTTTAACCAACAGGGAAGGCGCGGCGCACTTGGCCTTGCCCTCCTGCCATCCCGGCACAATAACAGGCAAAAAATACCCCCGATCGGATTACTGCCGGTCGGGGGTTCAGTATATGCATCCAGGAGCCGTTTTGCAAGCTTTTGGCTGTATATATTGCTGCAAAATAGGCGCAAGTATTTGTGCATAATAATCAATGCGGTTGGGCGTCGGTTTTCTCGACCTTGGTCGCGTCGAGCAGCGCGCCGACCTCTTCAATGTCGCCGGTATAGGTCACGGTTACCGTGTCGCCATCCTTGGCGCTTATGGTGATGCCGTCCGTCCCAAATACATAGCTGTCGCCGTCCTTGGCCACGGTAATCATGGAGCCTTTATTTTCCTCCAGCGTGCCGGTAAACGTATGTTCCGCCGCCTTGCCGCAGGCCGCCAGGGAGCACGCCAGCAGCAGGGAGATAAGGGGCTGCGCCAATTTTTTCAT